TTTTTTGATTACTTCTTCAGTTAATCTCATTGCAAATACTCTACTATTTTTAGTATACCATATGCTGTAAACACTCGGGGTATAATAAATGCTACCATTGCTATAATCCAAAAGATATAGTAATAGTTTTCTTTATTTTGTGTTCTCATTGTGGTTTATGGTTTTCCATTCCATCGTGGTTGCCATCGTTTGGCAGTTGTCCTGTCATTAGATATACTACCGTATCTTTGCATCCACGCAAGTAATCTAATTGTTCCTTAACCTTTTCTGCTTCCACAGTGTTCTTAACAGATTGACTACTGATTTGATTAATCCTTTTAGTAAATCTTGCTAGAAGTTGGTCTAGGTTTTCAGTTGGTTTCATTTTCATTGTTTCATAGTTTACCGCTTACGGTTCCATTAAAAGGTTTAGATGATGTAGCATTTGCCCAGTTGGTTGCTACACCTTCCAAGTGGAATGGTGACATTGACATGACAGCTTCCCTCGTACCTCCTGTGATGAGTTCCTCACCATCCTTACTATAGCTAGTCCACGTTCCAAATCGTTTTTTCTCAACACGGAAGCTTCCATAGGGAGTTTCAAACCATTCATATGTTTCAAAATCTCCACTCACTTACCAACTCCATAGTCGGGTGCTGTGGATTCAAGATTGGATTGAATTGTTTGATTAAGTTTTTCAAGTGCTTTTTTTGTTTCAGGGGTTTCTTCCCATTCCCAAGAATTACCCTTTTTGTCTACAAAAGTTTTAGTGGTCATCGGTTCATTTTAATTTCAATGTTTTCTTTGATACTACCCATATCAGAATAAGAAGCATTCATACCTGACATGTTACCTTCGTATCTGTCTGTATGCATAACTTCATCATATCCAGAACGTTCAATGATTTTAGTTTTGATTTCCATTTGCTTCTTTTCTTTCTGGATCCTACGCAAGAATGCGTAGTAAATGATTTGAGTGAAGTAAGCAAATGGGTTCTTAGATTTTTCTGGGTCAAAGTTGTCAATATACTGGAGGCAGTTTTCAATGCCGTCACAGATCATATCCTCACGGAACATGTAATTGACAAAATTTGGTTTGTATGATAGGTGTGTTGCAATCTTTAAAAAGCACTCACCAATATAGTTTGGGACACGTGGTCTTGGTTTATCTGCTTCCCTAGCGTCAATAACTTTGTTCCGATAAACAGAGATTGCCTCAAGGAACTCTTTGTTGTTGACGTAGTACTCTGTCTTTTTTTTCATGAGGCTTTTTAATTATGCTTTAAGTTTAGTTCATAACAAACCAAATGTCAAGCCTTGACAACTGCTCAGAAACTTAGTAGACTAACTCTGTCAGGGTTCAAGAGAAGTTGTAGCTTTTAGCTTCTATTAAAGAGATCTTCTAAAGATTTCTTGGTTTCCTTGATAGAACCTAGGTTTCCCATCTTGCGGGAAAACTTTTGTGGTTCAAAAGATTCTTTAAAAGCTGTCAGGTGGTTCATATATTTTTTGACTGATTCATCATAGAACTTTTCAATTCGTTTGTCTTCCACTTCAGTCATTGTAATAACATGTTGTTTTGGTAACACAAACATATGATCAAAAGTTGAATGAATCCATTCTGTCAATGCAAATCCTGTTACTCGTGCCGCTCGTTTTTGTTGGTCTATGTAAGTAACTTGCATTGGATTTTCTAATACAAGACTGTCATCATCTGGCATGTAAGATACTTTAGATACAATCTCTTCGCCTGTAATCAATTTAATAGTTGCTAGGAAATCTTCTTCCATATTAGTTTGCTCTAAGGTTTACTCTGAGTACCTCATACTTAAAGTTTTCGTCATTATAAATGTTGACTCTTTCATTAAGATGTCTCAAGGTGTAATTTTGTCCGCCGATGTCATCAGCGATATCATATAATGTTGCAATGTCTTTACCCTCTCCCTTTCTTAGGACACGTCCGATAGACTGAAGGTTGCGGATACGTGACTTACTTGGGGATGCAAAGATAATATTGTGTAAACGTTTAATGTTAATACCAGTAGAGAAGGTGCCATAAGATGCAATAATAATGGCGTCGTCTTCGGTTTCAGTAATTTGACGAACCTCTTCTCGGTCCTCTACATCTGTCCCACCATGAACAAAAAATAGTTTTCGTTCTGGGTCTATGGTATTATTTATTAAGTCATAAAGAGGTTCTCCGTGCTTCTCTACATAGTTAAAGAGGACAAGAGTATTTCCATTTAAATCATTTACTAGATTTTTAATCAAATTGTTTCTACCTTTATGCTCTACGATGTAATCCATTTCATCGTGATAAGACTCAAAATGTTGCGGAGCATGTTTACACAACAACACTTTGATTCTAAATTTGCTAAGATATCCAGACTTGATTAAATCATCAGTCTTGGTAACTCTTTCACAATCACCAAACAATCCCTCCAATACCCACTTATGAGTTTTAGTACCATCAAGTGTTCCAGTAAAACCAAAACGGTATTTGGCATTATGCAGTTTGGTCATGATTCCTGTGAGGGACTTTGACTTAAATAGGTGTGCTTCATCACCGATAACACAGTCAATATCATCAAAGTATCTCTTGGGGAATTTGTAGATTGATTGCCAGGTTGAAATAATAATTGGTTTATCCGTATTTTTATCCTTGCCCGAATAAATCTTATGCACATGATCGTCCGCATTCCACCCATAATCGTTAAAGTCATTGACCATCTGTTCTACGAGGGACGTAGTAGGAACGATGATGAGCGTTTTCTTGCTGGTAGCAGTGTAGTATCTGACGAGGGAATAGATCATCAGAGATTTACCAGATCCCGTAGGAGAAAGAAGTAACTTACGGTTATATTTAATAGCTTCGTATACCGCGTGGTATTGATAATCACGAGGTTTAATTTCTGGTCGGACAATTTTGTCCATGAAAGTTTTAATGCCAGCAGGAGACACGAATTTATTATCGTCTTCTACATTTCCATACCAGTCATTATTTTCATATTCAATTGTGTATTGTCTTTCCTGCGCCCACACCTGAAGGTGTTTCATCAGACCATGATAAAGTTCGCCTGTACCTGGTGAGTACAGACGAATCGTTCCATCCCAATATTTGTAACGTGGGTTCTTCTTTAGAAACTTTGCCTCGGGAACCTCAAAGGTAAAATAATCTGAAAGTTCATGATGTACATGAGGTTCGGCAGATTGAATTGTAATGTAGACTTCGTTCTTTTTCTTGATACTCAGGGTGGTCATCATTGTCCATTAACGAATTTCTCCCACTCAATGGCACTCTTGATTTGAAATCCTCGGTTAGAAATTTGCTTCATTACTTGATCTAACCAGTAAAGCATCTGGTCTAGATATTTAATCTTTGCTTCTAGGTTGATGATTTCGTCATCAGACTCTAGATAAACTTTCATTTTTTCTGAAGTCTTGATACTTGATCCGAATGGTTTAGCGGCGTATGTCTTAGCGTCTGCCTCGCCAGAGTAATACTCACGCTTCTCTCTTACCGTTTTACGGATCTCAAACTCTAACGAGGTTTTAATCTGCTGAATGTCAGTGTAATGGTTTAAGTATTTATTGTGTTGAAAAGGGATGTCTAGAGCAAGTTGTCCTAGATCTGTGCTATATTGTTTGTTCTTAAATTGAAAGTCAACTGCAGAATCTTCTGCCCAGTCTTCTCTCAGTTTTTCAAATTTATTACGAAGAGATTCAAAATTCATGTACGTTGTTTAAAGTTTCTATCACGGATGGTATAACTCTCAAATTTGAACGTTACGTCCGCAAGTAAATATTCTATGTCTCCAACTGTAGCATCAAATGGAACACTAGACAAGCTTACGGGAAACACATTTGTAAATTCTACAACATGATTCACATTATTATGAGATGTCATAATCTGTAGTCTTGCATTTGAATATGCATCAGGACTATCAGATCTTCCTTCCGCTAGTCCGTATTTACGAACCCAATTGTGGATGACCAAATAATTTTCTAGATCTTCGTCAATAATAAATTTTACATTTAAATCTCCATAAGAAACACCTCCACTGGAAACAATGGGGACATTTCTATATGGTGTTGGGACTTCAGCAAAAGGCATAGAAATTTCTGGGATGCTTGCACTTTGGCAAAAGAAATCCACACCATCAAAAATTTCTAAATCAAGTAGAAATCCAACAGGCGATAGAAAATTTCTATTAGTAGGTTGCTCTGAAATCCATTCAGCAGGCATATCAACTTTCCAATCTATTAGTATTTATTACAGATTATCAAACCGATATTCCAAAATCATTCGGTACATTGAATCACGCAAGTACCATAAATGTTCTTGCTCTTCAGCAGGACGAGAAGGAGATCCTTCCCAATTTTCAATTCTTTTTGTGATGCAATGGTGAAGAAGATAAACATCTTCTATTCTCAAATTAACTTGATAATCAAACTCTAACTCGTTGTTATCTTCGTTCATGGGTTGTTGGGTTTAATACCCAAATTATTAAGGTACTCAACCCACCATTGAGGATTTTTTCTTTTCCAGTTGGGAACAGGCATATCTTTTTCTGAATAGTATTCGTACAGAGTCTTATCTATAATCTGTGCGATCTCCATATTCCTCTTCTTCATCATCAACGTCTGCATACGGATTCTCCACGTAGGGTCCTCGTTTGCGAAAAGGTTCTTTTCGGACATAATCAGATTCAGCATTGACAGCAGACATCCATACGGCAAGTTTCATTACTATGTAGATAATTGCCAATGGTGTAAGACATAAGATCAGTGTAAATTGAGACTTCATACAAAAATCCTCGGTTCTCCATCTTCATCATCATCAGTTTCATCATGGTGATCATATGTTAAACGACAATCCCAACAGTAGTCTTCTTCCCACTCGGGTTCATACATGGGACATGGTTCCTCAAATAGATGTCCCATTCTAAGTTGATGAATTCTTTCTCGCAATCCTTTATAAAATTCTCTTTTGTCGTCTGTGTTCATTAACAGCTATACTCTTCTATAATGTTTAGAACTTGATTTAATTGGTAATGGGATGCATCCAACCACTCTTTGCTTGCACCATTATATCTACCATTATATAATTCATTTTTTAAATTAATCACTCTTGCTTGAATATCAATTTTTAGAAGTCTTCCACGTCCCATATAGTCAATGATAACTAATACTATTTAAGCAAAAAAAAGGGGACCTTGCAGGTCCCCAAAAAAGTTTGTCGTGAATTGATCACATGAGGTTTTCAATTCTAACACGACGATAGTACTGGTTGCGTGAAGCAGTAAGTGCTTCAGCATCAGGAGTACCGTTAGACTGAACAACGAATGGGTTAGCAACCATGCCGTAGCGAGTCTTAAATCCAATTTTTGGTTGGAAGGTGTCAGGACCAATTGATCTGACCATCTGGAGGGGTACATATGGGCAGTAGAATAGACCTGCGTCATATGGTGAAGTACCCTTGTAACCAACAACATAGTAGTGGTTGCTAGAAACGTTAGCAGAATAAGGATCAACGAAGACCTTAATTCTTCCGTTCATAGTACCT